CGGGGATTTCAACGCCTTCGGGGATGGTAAATACCGGCATACGGGGAGCATCACTTTGTGGCCTACTCTGTCAAGAGGCTAATGAGTGTTTGGGAGCTTGTACTTTGAACCTTTTGAAATGTTCTCGAACGCGGTCAGTGGCTGAAGATTCGTCCAGTGGCAGAGCCTCTTCACTTCCTCTGGCGATTTCGCGGAAATCAGTGGAACGATGTGGTCGATGTGCCAGTGCTTCCCGTAGTTCTCCCAGGTCATACCATCTTTGAATTTCGATTCCAGATGCTTGCGAAGATCGTCCTTTGAGCAGCCAATGATTTCGAAGCTGCTCATCTCACCTTTCTGGCCAGCATCAAGATATCGCCTAATCGACCGACGCATTGAATTGGCCATTCTAACAATGGGATTTTTTGCCCTTCGCTCAGCAATCCACTTGGCTATTTTTTCTCGGTTTTCAGCGCTGTATTTCTGCTTTCGAAGCTTGATTTTCTCGGCGTTTTTTGCGCGATAACGACGCTTTGATTCAAACACCTTCTCTTTGTTCTTTTCGCGATACGCTTTTTGCTTCTCGTAATACTCGCCTTTTCGAGATGCGTATCTGGCCTTTAGCCTCGCTTTCGACTTTTCTCGTTCTTTCTCATAGATTTCAGGCTTCAGCCAGTACGGAAAAGGCTGTCCATCTGGAGATTTTCCGCAGTAACCCCAGAAAATCATCCCGTCTTCTCGAATCGTTCCACGTTTGATGTGCATAAAAATACCGCCACAGGTTTCCCCATGGCGGTATCTGAGTCAATCAATTTGATTTAATCAGCTACAAATCACGGTCGTCAGAGCGCCGGTGCAACGACGGAAGATAATGGTCATGCCCTGGTTAGTAAATACTGGCTCCGACGCATGCACGAACTCAGCGTAATGCTGACCCTTCTTCTCCAGCGGATCTTCGCAGTCCGTATTGAACTTGTAGGCACCAGTCACCCACTGCCACTCGCCCATGTAGTTGGTCGGCATCCAGCTCAAATCACCAACGCGGTTCACAGGACGCACGATGTGCGACTTGAAGACGTACGGGGTGACGATAAACGCAGCCTCGAACGGAGCGGTCGTCCAGCTCGGGTTGACGCTGAACACCGTACCCTTGGTGCCGGAAGCACTGGTGAACGGCTGAACCAGCGTGTACTTGCCACCGGCATAGGTAAACCGGGGCGGGAACAGATTCGGCACATGCCGGAAGTTCTTAATCACCCGATTCGCACCGATGCGCTTGAGCAATTCAGCGCCGCTTCCGCTGCCCATATCAGCCTGACGCAGATCCTCGCGGAACGCGGGGTTGTTCTGAGCGATGCGCTGCGAAGCCTCCAAGCCGATGTACAACGGGAAGATCGGACCGTCGCTGCTGTAGCTAATGAAGCCGGAGCTGTCAGGATTAGTCGCACCATTGCGGATCAGCGTGGCGGCGGCGACATCGAGCATCTCCTGAGTCAGCTCGGAGGTGGACTGATTGAGCGCCTGACCAGCCGATCCGGTCTGAATCCAGGGGAACTCATTCACGCCAGACGGAATCGTCTCAACCTGAGTGAAGGACGAGTCGGCCACTGCCTTGATGGCGAACTTGGCGAAGGTGTTCTGGTAGCGAGTCTCCCAAGAACGCTGAGCGCGGATCGAGAGCTTCTCCAAGTACACACGGAGGAACGCCTCGACGCGATGATCGAAGGTCAGATCGTCCTTACACAGGAGCGGACCTTTGAGGGCGAAACGCTCAGGACTCCAGGTGACGGCATTGTAGCCGACCGGAACGTCATTGTAGGTGACATCGCAAGCGCCGCCGTTGTCGCCGGGGTTACCGCTCGCAAGGGTAATGGCCGACCACTCCTCAGCCGCAGTCGGCTCGATGGAGGTGGTGGTGAACGAGGTCTGGGTCAGACCAGTACCTTGAGGATACTCGCCGCGCTCAATCATGTTGAGCCACATCGAGCGGTACGAGGCGCGTTTATAAACGTCCTGAGCGAGCGACTCGGTAGCCACCGCAAAGGCGTTGAAGACATTAGGACAAGACATGAGATGAAAAATGTAAACCGACGTTATCTGCGTTATGGCTGGCTATCCATCCACCACACGGTGGCTGATTATCCAACCGCTTCCGATGCGGAGCGTCATTGCCGCTTAGACAGTTTTGCGATGGTTGACCAAGCCTCCGCCTTGCTTAGGGTCGTTACGCGGGATGGAGCGATAGAAATGCTTATCGCGTCAATTAAAATGTGTCGTCCATAGGGTTGGCCACTAACTCCGATTGGATGGCGGCGTATGAGCGATAACCCTTAATTGTCTCGATCCGATGAGGCGCGATGATCGTCTCCCGCGCTATCATGCCACGGTAAGTGTACGGACCTGGGAATGAGCCGGTCATCAGTACATAGAAATCAACGCTATCGGTTTTCGGCCCTTTGCGCGCATCGACTAGTAGCTTTCCAGTCTCGTACTTGGTTGTTTTGACATCGATGCGATATCCCGGCGGTGGCGGGATTGTCGCGTCGTAGAGCGGATGCGGAGGATCGCGGTCGGTATCCAGATCAGGATACACATTGAACAACTTGCAGAACGCTATCTCGCCGCATATACCCTCCAAATCCACAGTCGCAGAATCCTGCGCGCTGATCTTCAGGTTGGTAATGTTGAAATGACGATTATTGCCGTTGCGATTCTTGGCGATAAAGTGGGCCAACTTCCTCTCAGCGGTTGTTAAAGATACAGTTTGACCGATTTTGATTTTGTTTATCATGGTCAAAAAGGTGGAAAATTTTTGAGGGGGGTATCGTAAACGAAGCCCACCCGCAAAGGGGGTGCCACCCTCTACCCCATAAAGTGTGCCATTCCCTAGGAAAAAGAATCCTTTTCTGTCATAAGCAAAACTTATGCTGATCATAAGTTTCCCTGCGATGCACAATCACAGTTATATTTACTTCGTTTCCGGTTCTCCCATGACTTGAATCTCCGTGATTCGATCCGGCATCTGACCCAACAGATTGATGGACACGCTCGCTTGCTCCCCAGCTTCACTCCATCCAAACACAAGCGCCGACCGCTTCGCCACGCTTCCAAGGATTTGCTCCCGTGTTGATTCATCACGAATCCCGTCGAGGTCGTACCCGTTGACACGTTCAATCGTTGCAGCTGCATCTTCCGCCAGTTTGCTGCGGACGATTGCGGACAACGCTTCCAACGATTGGGTTTTCTTTTCAATGCAAACCGTTTGCATTTGCGCCTTTACCTTCGTGATTCCCTCACGACTTGCTTTCGTTTGCAACGTTGCCTGCGAAAGTTGCAAATCGTTTGCAATTGCTTTCCATTCCATTCCCGCAAGATAAAGACTCTTTGCCTGCTCCCACTTTTCTTTGTTCACGCTCACTTTGTCCCACAAAGTATGCCAAGTCAGCAAACAAAAAGACCACAACCTATTGTGTCCTCTCAACCAGGACACCACTACATCTTGTATGCCACTTTATCGTTAAATTTCGCATTTTGATTTCGTTTGAGGGTAAGGACAGCACCTAATTTTCCCATCTAGACACTGTCTACTTCAACCCCTGCCCATGTTCTCTCAAAATAAATCAAAATAAATCTTGCAAGCGACAAACTTTCGGCCCATAGTGTCCACATGAAAAGCAAGCTCCGCCGCTCAACCAAGCTCAACCGTGTTGTTCAGATAATCGTCTCAACCCCCGGCCATGGAATCAGCCGTTTTCAGGCAGCTGAAATCGCAACCCACCTATTGGCGTCGAATGGTTGGAGCTTAGAGGTTGCATCGTATCTGGCCTCAAACCCCTACCGTTTCGGATCAACCGTCACTTGGTAACCCACCCCATAGTCGCCCCATGAAAGAGAACCTCCTCACCGCCGTCGCAGACTCCGTCGCAACCGGACTCCCCGTTGACGTCCCCATCTCATTCGAAAGCGTTGACGCAGCAATCGACTTCCTCCGTTCCCGTTTCGTTGACGTTGACTACGACACGTTCCCCAATCGCGTCACTATCTTCGGCGACGATCAGCGAATCGAAGGTGACGAAGATGAAGGCCTTTGGGTTCTCAACCTAGTTTTCGCCCCCGCCCCCGCTCGTTTTGGTGACGTCAACGCTATCTAATCCATGAAACGCCCCATCCTGAAACGCCTCGCCATCGCGGCCCTATTCATCGCTTTCGTCATCTTCCAAGCGTACCTAGAAACGTCCGCCGGTTTCACTCCTAACCACTAATCCAATGAACGTTCACCTAACCCTCAAGTCTTCCAACGCGAAAACCGGACCAATTCCGGTTTCCACATCGTCGGCCGCTACATGCTCCGATGCATGCCCATTCAAGAAAGACGGCTGCTATGCCGACTCCGGACCGCTTGCGTTGCATTGGTCTAAAGTGACAAGCGGACAGCGCGGTTTTGATTGGGCCGCTTTCCTGTCTAAGGTCCGTTCTTTCCCAGCTGGCCAATTGTGGCGTCACAATCAGGCGGGCGATTTACCGGGTGTCGGTGATTCAATTGACGCAACCGCTCTTTCGCAATTGACGGAAGCAAACACCGGCAAACGCGGTTTCACCTATACCCACAAACCGTTGACACCCGATAACCTGTCAGCGGTGCGCGCAGCAAACGCGGCCGGTTTCGTTGTCAACCTGTCCGCCAATTCGGTGTCGCATGCTGACAGACTGGCGAAGACAGGTCTTCCGGTTGCGGCCGTTGTCCCTCAGGACAGCGCGGACCGATTCACGACACCCGATGGCAACCGCGTGGTCATCTGTCCGGCCCAACGCGTTGACAACCTATCGTGTGACAAGTGCCGCCTATGCGCGAAAGGCAACCGTGGGTTCATCGTCGGATTCAAACCGCATGGCACGGGTGCAAAACGGGTGCAACGCATCACAACGGCCGGTTAAAGCAACGTGTCAGGCTATCGGGAACGGTAGTCTGCAACGTGTCTTTAGTCTCCAATCCAAAGCATCCAATCCATCAATCCAATGATCAACCGATATCCTGGCCAATGCGTCCAATGTCACGAATACGTCCCAAGCGGCCTTGGCACCGTCACCAAGCGCGGCCGTGTCTGGCGCATAGACTGCGACGCATGCACCGGCCGCATGCCTGAGAACTCCGGCCTTGTGTGCGTCAAAACCTCGTCCGGCTGGTCCGGCACACGCAATGCGCGCGGCCGTTGCGAGGATGCGCCATGCTGCGGGTGCTGCACTTTCTAACCCTAACCTAACGCATCCAATCAAATGAAAGTCCTTGAATTCATCCGCCTCCGTTCCTTCGAAGATCCTTTCATCCTGGCCAATGAGCGCTGGCAATATGTCACCGTCAAACGCGCCGATGGACAGGAAGACATTGGTGTTTACCGCTTCTCAACCGATCTTTGCTACGACTACGTAGACTTTCGCGCGCTCTTCAACCTAGCCTAAACCCAACGCATCCAATGACATCAATCCAACGCATAGAAACGGCCGTGGATAACCTGATCAACGGAAACCTTACGCACGCACGCAAGTCCGCGCGCGGACTCACATATTCTGACATATTCGACTGGCTGACAGGCCCTGTCGGATGGACAGAAAAACGCTCCCGCGCGTGTGCGGATTATCTGATCGGACGCATAGACTACCGCACCTATTGCAACGCAGACCGCTGACCCATCCTCCGCGCGCCATCGGAAACGGTGACGCGAAAGGGTAGGCCAATCTATCCGCAGCAATTAATCCACCCATGCGCTACAAAATCCAACTCTCAACCTCAACCGGCGGCTGGTCAGACCTCCGCGAATCCGCGAATGACGGCCAGACCTACGAAACCTGTTTATTCCCCACGCGCAAAGCAGCCCTTGCCGCGCGCGAGGAGTTCTCAGAACTGTCCGAATTCCTCGAAACCATGCGAATCGTCCCCGCCGAAACTCCAGAAACCGAGAACATCTACGCCTGAAATCCCATGAAATACAAAATCGGATACAACCATACGTCGCCCGAGTTTGCGTCTTCCTATGCTGACGCGCGGAAATCGGTCCGCCGTGAAGCTCGGACGCGCCGCATGATCGGCATGTCGGTCCGCCTCCGCTCGGTCAAATGCGACGACGGAGAATACCTCTACCTATCAACCGCCGATCTTCGCCAAGATTGCGACGGTTCGCGCGCCTTCGCGGTCATCTCCAAAAACTCCAACGCCTGAATCCAATGAAATCCCATACCCCCGGTCCGTGGGAAACTTACGGATGTACTTTATACGCTGGTAAATACCGCGTTGGACAAACATGGGATGCTGAATACGACGGACTTCCTACGCCTGAGATGGAAGCCAACGCTCGCCTCATCGCCTCCGCCCCCGATCTTCTCTCCGCCCTCGAACGTCTCACGCATCCAATGGCGGACGACGACGATCTAGACTACGCGCGCGAGGTAATCAGGAAGGCGAGGGGAGGTCAGCCATGAAGAAACACACTCACAAGCCAAAAACATTCATCAGCAGATGTTTCGCTGGTCCGGTTGATTCAAATCGCCCGAATCCCCGCGCGCACGGCTGGGCGACGGTCAAGCAAGTCTGCCCTTGCGGCGCATGGCGACTGATCAACGTGAACCAGAAGTATAAGGAAATCGGACATTGGCAAACCGAGCAGTAAATCCCACGAATAAACCGCAAAACCGCATCAAATCATGCATCCATTGCTCTTATCCGCGCTTATCCAAGTCGAATCAAACGGAAACGACCAAGCGCGCGGCAAACACGGCGAACTCGGCGCGCTCCAAATCAAATCGATCATGGTCCGCGACGTGAATCGGATCATGGGAACGCATTACGCGCACAACCAAGTCACGAATCGAACCATCTCAATCTTCATCGCGGAGAGCTACTTCTCGCATTACGGCAAACACCTTAGCGACGAATCTTTAGCTCGACTCTGGCAAGGTGGGCCAAAAGCCCTTAAAAGATCGTCCACGCGCGCCTATGGCCGGAGGGTCATGCGCGAACTGGAGAAACAAACCGTCAAGGATTCATTGACAGTTGCGACTCGAAACGAAACTCGACAGTAAAAACCCCGCTTTCACCGGACGGTAAAACAACAGAAACCAATGAAACTAACCATCCAATCCCGCGACAACGCCCAGACGATTGTCGATCTATTCAACGCAATCATCAACGGCGAATGCGAGACGCCAGGAGTCACCCCCCTCTCGATCTACGACGACGACCGGCACATTTGCTCCCTCATAGACGCGGACGGCCACCAGATTCTGGAGCTGATCATCGAGCGCGAGATTGGCGACAAATTGGTTCAAACCGGCGAACCGGAGACGCTGCAATGATCCGCAATCAATTCGCACCGCCCAAATTCAAGATCCAGATATCCGGCGCGATTGGCTGGTCCGACATGAAGGAGAAGGTCGTCAGTTACCAGACGGTCGAATTCTCTACGCGCAAGGAGGCGGATCGAGCGGCCAAGGAACTCAACCCCGGCGAGTACACTCAAGGTCGGATTCGCGTCGTCCCGTTCGAGATGGCGGAGGACTATGATGTTTATCCGGTGACGGAGCGGGTGAAAGCATGAAGCCATGCATCATCATTCTCCCATCATCCCTTACGTCAGTCTTTGCTCAGGATACGAGGGCATCGGCCTTGGACTCCAACGCTGTATCCCAAATCTTCGAACAGTCGCTTACTGCGAGAGGGAAGCATTTGCCGTCTCGAACCTGGTTGCGAAAATGGAAAACGGACTCCTGGATGCAGCCCCTGTTTTCGCGGACGTTCGAACTTTCCCCTGGAGCAGCTTCACTCGACTCATGGCTGGCGGGATTCTCTCATTTGGTTGGCCATGTCAGCCTGTCAGTGTCGCAGGACAGCGAAAAGCAGTCGATGACGAGCGGTGGTTGTTCGACATCATTGCCGACGGAATCGCAATCATGCAGCCGGGAATGCTCTTCGCCGAAAACGTCGAAGGATTGCTCACCGCGCGAATGCCAGACGGTTCTAGCGTTTTCGGACACTGCATCGAGAGATTGGAAAGCCTTCATTACCGGGTTACGGCAGGCATATTCAGCGCGTCTGAAGTCGGCGCGCCGCACCAACGCAAGCGGGTGTTCATTTTGGCCAACCGCATCGGCTCGCGATTGGAAGGATTCACCTGGAATGGCGACGACAGCAATCAACCCGGACGGGTCAAACAGGAACAGAACGGATCAGCTTGCGCGAGCGGTTTATGTTGCTGGCCCAGCCGTCCCGGCGAGCAGCAATACGCATGGGAGCCACCCCGTGTCATCGACATCTCGCCTGAATGCTCGATGGGTCGAGACATTGATGGGAGTTCCGGTCGGATGGACTATGCCGAGCTGTGCGTCGCCGGTGACAATCGAACCGACGAGTTGCGGCTACTCGGAAACGGTGTCGTCCCCGCAACCGCCGAGTTAGCGTATCGAACACTTGCGCGAGAACTTCTCCAAAATCCCGGATAACTTTTCAGTTGGCCAATC